TGTCTGACTGTAGCTGACGCATTAGCTTATCTGATAGCTGTTGCGTAGCATGTAGGTCAGCAGATAGATACTCACACAACTCATCGTGTGGTATGTCACGTGTGCTATAGCCCTTCTTGAAATACTCTTTCAATGTGTCCTGCTTCTTTGTATCCAACTCATAGCGTTCTGCACAAGCCTGAAGCGATAGTGGTTGCTTCTGACCACGCTGTAGTACGTACTCGCCAAGCATTGTATCAAAGACAGGGCCATCATACTTGAAGCCTGATTCCCAAAGCCACATCAAATCATATGCGGCATTGTGCGCGATGAGGATAGTAGCTTTGTCTAGCCACTCCTGTACAACAGTGTGTCCAAAGTCATCGGCCTGTACTTCACTATGGTCAAAGGTAACGATACGTTCAACACCTTGGTCATTCAGCATACCCACCATAGTCAATGAGTTCTCTGGCTCAAATGGGTCTAGGTGTAATTTACCATTACGTTCTGTTGTTGTATTCTCTACGTCTAATGTTAGCTTCATTTTTTATTCCTTTCAGTATAAGCCTGAATATTACCACGGGAAAATAAACTTTGCAAGCTAACAAGAAACATCTTTGAGGCATTATTATCACCGCCGTACACTTGCTTCTTACCTTTTGTAGTATTTAGAATGTCTCTTAGATTATCAGTCTTAAATACTAGGGTAGCATATGTGTCATCTCCAATACATAAGTTATGAAACCAGTAGTCAGATTCTGTTGTTTGTATTCCACTAGCTTTACCATTACACTCATACTCAATAGCTATGTTACCAGTACGCATCCACATATCACGTTCTGATTTAACTTCAATCTTCTTATCCTGTAACATATCAGCTACTTGTTGCTCCCTTACTTTTCCATAAGATAAATCTAAGTCAAACTTCTTTCGGTCAAACTCATTAGGTTCTAGTGCTTCATTTATCATGCTGTATACCTCGCTGTTTGGTATTCTAGCTGACAGTGTACACTACCATGCCACCCTGTCAACTTGTTTTTTACAATGTTGAGATGGCGTTCAATATCCTCCTCGTCCTGTCCCTGCACTGGTGGATTCTTTGCTATCAGAATCATAAGGTCAGCCTCTGCCGCCTTACCTGTCCGGCTACCTTCCATCATGCTCTGGTTCAATATAATTTTACCTTCTGCATCAGCAGACAACTGTGACATATAAAATACAGCACACTCGTGTTGCTTGGCAATCATACGTGCATGTATTGCATTGGCCTTTAACGCCTCGTCAGGACGTGAAAAGCCACCTGTCCTAGCAAACTTATCNCCCATNTCCAGCAGAACTAGGTCAGGCTTGTACGCCTTACAGATGGACTCCACCCATGCCATATCACGGCCTGTGGCATCCTTAATNTTGATGCGTTCCTTGACAGGTGCATACAAGTCACGTGCCTTGGTTGGGTTCTTTTTAATCTCCTGCATAGTCATACCAGTAGCGGCAGTCAAGTATCTAGCACCGACACGGTGATAACCTTCCTCATTACATAAGATAATGCAGTTAGCACCCTGATGAGCAAAACCACCGGGCGATGCAATCAAGGACGCATGAAACGATGTCTTACCTGTGTTGGGTCTAGCACCTCAATCAAGTGACCATCATTCACACCTTCTACCTTACGTGTCAGGCTAGGTATGTTGAATGTCCATCGTGCCTCAAGGTCATTACGTGCAAGCAATGTCTCAAGTTCAATGTCTTCCCATTCAACCTTGGCACTAGGTGTGAAGTCATCACTATACTGTTCAAGTATCTGACGCAGTGGGTCAAGGCTAGTCTGCATACCATCAACATAGTCGCACCCTAGCGTGGCTATCTCTTCACCAATGACCTTCTGGAACAGCTTGGATAACACCTCTTGTGCTACGTCACCACCCATCGGCTGTTCACGTTTGATGTTGTTGAACAGGGATGAGTAGGCTTGTTTCTGTGCCGTAGTCAAAGTTGGGTTGTTTGCCATGAACAATGCCTCAATTTCATCAGGCGTTACGGTACGTTCATAGCGTTCCATAGCACTGTCGATAGACTGCTTAATCTTACGCACATCTTTACTGAACAAGCGGTCAGGACAACGTGCGCCACGATGCTCCTCNTAAAACTCCCTGTTCATTAGGCTTCTGATTAATGATAATTCCATGTGGTTATTCTCCTATCTGTTTGTGAAGAGCATCTAGCTTCTCCATGTCTGTCGGGTTTCTGTATTTTATATCATCTTCTAATTTTAGCAAACGTACATTTTCTACATAGCCTCGCAATTCTTTTACCATCTGTATTGATTTGACTAGCGCATCGGGGTCTAGTGCAATTACTGCTGTCGAGAACTGTGCAAGATACCTTTTATGCGAATCTTGGAGAGATGTACCAAGAAGCGCAACCCCGACAAAGGAACCATAACCAACAATGGCCGCACTCACACAGTCCTCAACAACTACGGCGACTTTACCACAACCTGACGTGTATGGCAAGCCACTTTTTCCATAGCGTTTCCATTTGGGAATACGTTTACTCAATGTCCTGCCTGTCGCATCAACCATCTTGCCATCATGCACAACAGGGAATACCACACGGTCTTCCTTTACGTCATACATCAAGCCATGCTCATCCTCGTGGATACCCCACTCAGCACACCACTTGACTACTGCACGTTTGTTACGATGCGGCACTACGTATGCAGGTAACTCAAACTTATCCTGTGTTGTATCTGATGCAGGATTAAGACGCTTCTGTACATCACTGATAGACAATGGCACACGAGTACCACCACTGACAGTACAACTCACCTTGTAGCAGTTCCATACAAGATTACCCATATCATTAGTGATACTAAATGTTCTGTCACCCTTACAGACAGGGCAGTTCATACGTTTAGTCTCGCCATTGGCAACATCATAGTCACTTGGATTAATCATATATGTGTCCTTTCTATATACAGTTATATATTATTATAGTTATATATAATATTAGTTCCCTGCGGCAGTTGAATGCTTATATCATGCTTTTTTACGTGCTGTCAATGCTAAATTTGCACTTGCATACGTATTTTTTAGATACGGCTTCACCGACTGTGGGTTAGCATGTCCTGTAACCGACATGATTTGTCCAATACCAACACCAGCCTCAACCATCTCTGTAGTACCTGTACGCCGCAGGTCTGATAGACGTAGTTCAGACGATAAACCTGCATCATCCATCAACTTACGTGCATATAAAGGCAGTTTATACAGCGTATAAGGCTCGTACACACCGTTTCTAGGCTTTGGACGTGGTGCTATGTACTGTTGGAAGCCAAAGTCATCCTGTTGCTGTACTAACATGCCATATAAGTCATCTTCGATAGGCAGTTGTACCTCTGCATTACGCTTTGACTGCTGTATAAGCACCCTACGCTGTTCAAAGTCGATGGCATCCCATGTAAGCAGACGCATATCACCTACACGCTGACACCATTCGTATGCCATGTGTGCAATCAAACCGATGTTACGGGTGCTAAAATCGCTGTAGGCGGCGTCTAGCAGTTTTGTGACATCTTCCTTGCTCCACACTACCTTACGCCTCTCTGTGGCTCTCTTACGCACCACTGTGAAGGGATTCATCATACAGAACTCCTCACGTAAGGCATGATTGAATAGTAATCGGGATATAGCCAAGATTCCATTGGCCGTACCCACACTGTTGTCGCACCATTGATTGTATGCGTCTTTGCATTGCTTGGTTGTCATGCTTTTGACACTTACCTTCCCAAGAACATCATCCCCCACCTGTGTAGCGCAGAGGATGTCGAGAAAATACTTATATCGTTTCTTAGTATTGTCTCGTAAGTTCTTGTAATCATAGGAAGAAAGGTAGTCAGTGACTACTTTGTTTAGTCTCATTATGCCGCCACCTCAAGTGACTTGAACACTGGGCTATCAACCCAGCCAGCTACCTCAACCTCACGCATGAACAGTGACTTAGCTTGTGTATCACCGCCAGTGTTACGCTGGGTAAAACCATTACGTTCATC